GGGTTGTTATTATCTGCCATACGCCGATTATTAAGTTATTTACGGGAAATTCCCCCGTCTGTTGCATTTTCTTTCCTCAAACATGTAATTTATCGCCTAAAAATAAAAACGCCGGAAATAGCCTTATTTTACCTTTTTTTGCTTGTTTGCTTTTTTGGCTTGTTCCTTGATATACTCAAATGCGTTGTAATATTCCAAAACGGTAAATTTCTTTGGGTCAACATGCAAATTTTGGGACAATATCAAACACATATTTTCAAATTGTCTGTCATGCCTAATTTCCACGCTTTCCGACCCGGTAAACATCTGCGGGTTGAAATAGGTTATCAACTCCGCCGTAATGTCGTCAATCTCTTTTGCGTCCGCCTCGGTTGCCCGACCGTCTATTATTGTGCGTAATACAACAATCGTTCTTTGTTTCAATTTATCGTAATACTCTTTCAATGTCGCATCATCGAACAACCGGGGAAAATACAAACGCAATTCATCGTCTATTTTTTTTTTAACCGCTTCCAAATGGGCAGTTATCTCTGAATTTGCAACGTCTTTAAAAAGACTCATTGTTTGTTGCAATCCATCATCTGACAAATCATTTCGGGGTTTACCATTTATTGATTTAACCAACACGGCAAAAGCCAAATGCCGGGGGGAAACCTCGGATTGAATGAAATATATGTTTTGGCGCATATTTTCCAACTCAACGGTTGCCATGTTTGGCGTTGGGCTGTTCAAATAACGTATTACCTTTTCAATATGTCGGTCAAAATCCGACAAATCGGAACCAACCCCGGCGTCAACCAAAAGCATTTTGTTATACTTGTGGAAACGCATAATTGGCAAATCCTCGATTGAATCATACAACTCAACGTTCATTCCTTTTATTTGTACATTCTTCATAATAAAACACGTGTTATCATTGTACTACAAAAGGGAACGCCCAAAAATGAGAGGTTCCCGGTAAATATCAACGCAAAGAAACAAATCAAAACGCACGTCCACCACGACAAACAGAAATCGCAATTAAACATCTTTGAAAAGAAATCGTTCCCGTGAATCTGTACCCATTCAATGACGCCCCATTTGCGTAATAACGTCAGCACAAAAGCCGCTATTAATGCGACAACAATAATGTTATAAATAAGATGTTCCATATCCTACAATTTACATGTTTCTCCAATACTCAATTCGCCCTCAAACCGGAATCCGCCGAACGGGTGCATTAAAAATTGGTTGTCTATTTCGTCCAAAGAAAACCCCCGGTAAATGTTTTCCGCCAATTCATAGACTTTGTTTATTTTATAGCCTCCATGACGCAACCAAAACCCGCCGTTTAATACGTCCAATATTTGACGTTTTAACGCCTCTTTGTTTCTGTTGCTTGCTTCGTTGAAAATCTTTCGATAATCAAACCAAAAGATAATCGAAAACGCCGTTTTTATCCCAATATCAACGCCGGGTTCCCAACTTATGTTTTGCGGGTCGTCAACCCAAAAAAAACAGAAATTACCAATATTTGCATCCGGCGTTACTTCCATATAATCGTTATTGCCGGAATAAACATTTGGCGTATAATATCGCTTTTGGTTCCCGTTGTATTTAACAAGTCTTTCCGCCCTACCAAACGCATAATCCAACCACGGCAAATTATCAACCAATCCGTTTTGCATGTTTCCAATTATCCGGTCTAACAATTCCGGGTTGTCAATAACCGGGGCTTTTACATTATTTGCCATAAATTTGTTTTTTTGTTTCTGCCATTAAATCCGGGAAAATATATTTCCAAATCAATATTGAAATATTTTCGTCGGTTAAACCCAATATTTGACGACCGTATTTTTTTATTAAATCCTCTGTTTTAAAGTCAGACGCTTTAATTTCAAATTGTTTGTCGCCAACCTCTAAATAAAAACTACTTTCAAAATCTCCCTCATCCCGTAACGTTACCCGGTTTGTCGGCTGTCCCTTAGCCTCTTTAATTGCGATTGTTACGGGGCTGTATGGTGCATAATCCGAAATTTCGACGCCCAAACGGTTAATACCTTGTTCAAACAATTGTTCCTCGGCGTTCAAATCAACTATATATGACTCATTGTCCCATATAATGTTTTGTATTATCCGCCCGGACGTCAAAGCCTCGTTGAAATCCGCAACCCTTTTTCGCAAATCGGTTATCCGTTTCATAAATACAACTTTTACATGAAATTATATACAACTTTCCCTTTGAATTATATAATTACACGGTTCTGTATCTTACCCCACGGTTATTGCAGGCTAAACAGATACGGTCTAACCCTTGCGTATCTATTTGCAACGCCTCATAAGACTTTTTAAGGTCGTAACCTAAACCGCCGGGACGAACGCCGGACGTGTTGCCGTCCAACTCATACAAAATATCCATCCGGGTTGCGTTTGATTGATTGCGGTTAACCCTTACGTTGGGGTTCATTGCCAACGTCCGCAATGCAATTGCAGCAACCTGTCTTTGTATTACCGTTTGGAAAATCTGCCTTTGGGAAATAATGAAATCCGTTAAATCGCATCCAATAGTAATTTCGCAATTCAGCCCGTAATTTTGGGTTCGTGTGTACATCGTGTATGCAATATCCCACAACTCCGGGTATTCTGCGAACGTTTCCGGCGCATTATACATAAACGGCGTTACTTGCAAATACTTTGTCAATTCTCGCCAAACCTCAACGGAACCCATGTTGCACGTTCCGCACGGCTCCCGGCTCCAATCCTTTGATACGTTAATTGCTTCCATTCCGGCGGGTAATTCGTCTTGATTGTAGCAAAGGAACCACGCCCCCCCGGCGTTGTTCTTATCGCTTATATACGGCAAATAACAATCATTTAACGGGAACCACTGAAAACCGCCATTTGTAACGGTAAAATTCAAATCAAAAGTCTTTATTGGGTCTATCTGCGACGAATGAAACAAATACATTCTAACAACCCCGGTTCCCCCGGTCATTTGCAAACCTATCTTTTCAATTTTCGCCGTCACTCCCATTGCACGAACCGGGACAATTTCAAATCCTACCAACTTATGATTGTTTTGCAACGTCGCCCGTATGCGTCCGGCACCATCAAAGAACGTTTTTCGCTCCAACAAATTGCGTGTTTCTTTATCCAACTGCTTAATTTGGGTAAATGTCTGAATTGCGGTTGCAATCCCGTTGCGTGTCATTCTTTCCAAAAAGTCCGAAAGAATGTTGTATTTGCTCCAAAACAAAGAATCTTCCGTTGGTTCCTCTCCTACGTTATCCGCTTTCGCTTTCCAAAACAATTTGTTCCCGTTTGTATCATTACCATACTGCACAACCTTGTTTTGTTTCCATTGCGTCAGCGCATCCCATACGGGGTATTGTATTCCCCAATCATCCGGCATAATCGCCTCCATATTATCCAACGTCAAAAGCGGGTGCGCACCTTGAAAATACAACCCACTTTCCGTCTGCGTTAAATTGTCGTCTATCGCCTTTGCCGGGTCGTATGATTGCTCCCACCCGCACACATTTTTTAACGCTTCGCATATTTCATTTATTCTTATCATAAAAACGCCCATTTATTTCCCATATTAGGAATTAAGATTGCAATAAATAAGGGGGCGGGGATAACCACCCCGTCCCCTCGGTTAAATAATTGTTCCGTTTTCCGGCTTATGCGCCTGCACCTCCGGCGGGAAATTCCCCGGCGTTGGTTACATATACAGGCATACCCAAAGGTACATTTTCCTCACGTGCTGCAATCTGCGCTTTGATAATCGGATTTGCAACGGTTGTTGGGTTGCTGTTGTAAGCAATTACAAACGCAACGTCTGCGCTAAATCCAAAATATTCTTTCACGTTGCACGTCATATCGGCACTCGCTGCGCCTGCTGTCTGTGACTGGTCGCCAACTGCTGTGTAATAGTGCGAACCAACGGGCAAATCAATGTACGGCAAACGTACAACGTCCCATTCGTGGAAATTCGCACGGGTGCGGTTCAACGCCTCACGGTCAACACGTGTTAAAACGCCAACGTTACCATCCTCTACGGCAAAGAATGTGCCGTTTTTGCTAGCTTCATTTACGACGTTGTTTGTATAATGGAACACTTTATTTTCGTATTCCATACGCTTGTTTACGTCGTTATAAATACCGTGCTGTGCCAATTTTTTAATAAGGCTGTCAATTCCGGCGTTACCTACGACGTGAACCAAACCCGGATAACAATTTGCACGCATAATCGGGTTAATATCGCCCATAATTTCGGTTGCCATCTGCGTTGGAACCTCAATAACGCTTGCAGCGAAATTGTAATTCAACTTATCTTTCAATACTTTGGTTTTTCCTGCCTCCAACGCTGTAACAGCTGCTTGGTCTAACGAATTTGCAAACGCTCTGCAAACCTTTTCCATTTTGCGGTTGAAATCGTGGTCATACGAAATTTCGTTGTTCATATACAACGTTGGCACCATTGTAAAGCCGACGGAATATGTCGCCCAAACCACGGTATAAAGTGCGGACGTGTTTTCATCGTCCGGGATAACACACGTACGAACGTTGCTAACCGTAACGTCGCCATCGTAATTGATAACCGGAACTTGTACCGTATTTCCGATTGAGGCAAACGCACGTTCACGCAATTTCGGGGACAAAATGGAATTTCCGGCGTTGGTCTGTTCAATGAAAAAATCCAATGCGCCATACTCGCACGGGCGGGTCATATTACGGTCTAACTCCGGGTTTTCTACTCGCCAATTCTGTAATCTTGTTGCAATTAAACTCATAGTCTTTTTATTTTAATTTGTTATTAAATGCGGGTTTACCCATTACCCGGTTATCTCTCCGGCAATTTGTTAATACTATTTTCCTGCCAAACCTTTCTCATATCTTCGTCAAACTCTTTGGAACCTACCGTTTTACCTTGCGCCATCAATTGTTTTGTAATAAGTTCGTACGCCTCTGATTGCGTTTTGGCTCCGCTTACGTCCAATGTAATTCCGCCGCCTCCGGCACCGCCTGTGGGCTTATTTGTGCCGCCTCCTGGCTGTTGTCTTTGCTGCTCCAATACTCCCATCGTTTCCAATTCTTTTGTCAGCAACTCGGCGGGCGTGAATGGGTTCAACTGATTGTTTGGATTGCGCATAATTGCGCCGCTTGCATCTTTGAACGCCAAAACCTTTCCGCCGTTTCCGTCGTCTATATATTCCGGGTTCATGCCTTTTACTTTTTCGGTCGCCTGCGTCAAAATAACCTTTGTTACGCTTTCCGGGAATCCTGCTTTGAATTTAAGCCCGGCGGCGGCTGTCTGCAATGCGTTGTCAATTCTTACTCCGAACAATTCTTTTTCGTGGTTTGCCTTTTCTGCCTCATACTTGGTTGTCAACTCGGTAAACTGCGTTGTCACGTTCTGCAAATCTGCTTTTGCCTGCTTCAATGCTTTCACGGTTTCCGCATCTGCCGCACCATCGGCAATTGCCTTTTCTAAACGGGCTCTTTCCTTGGTCAATGAATCAATCTGCGATTGCAGCCCGGTTGCGCCATCGGCTTTTGTTTTCATTTCCCCCATTACACGTTTTGCGTAATCATACGTTTTTTCGGTTCCATTTTTAGCGATACCGGAAACCGCCAAAATATCGGCATCCAAAGCCCCGTAAATTTCGCCCGTTTTCTTGGCAATAACGCTGTTTTCGTCATTCTGCGATAATGCTGTTATCGCTGTAATCTGTTCGTCAGACAATCCCGACAAAGCCGCATTTGCAACTAAAATTTCTCTCGTTAACATAATATTCTTACCCTTTGAATTAATTAAGTGCGATTGCTTCTACTACTCTGCTGTTTGCGTTAATAATATCAATTGTGTATTTGGGGGAATCCCCGGTTGTGTCAACCAACCAACTAACAACACGTGCATGGCTGATTTTCTTTTCAGCCTCTTTTGTTACCAAAATAACGTCGGTAATTGTTCCGCCCTCAATACATTCAATCAACTTTTTCTTTGTGTTGCTGTCCAATGCTGCGGCGGTTGTGGTTACTTCAATAACCAAATTGTCTTGCTGTGCAATCTGTGCCATATTCGTAATTTTTAATGGTTAAACATTCTCGTTGTTTTCCGGGCTATCGTCTGCCGCTTCCTCTGCTTCTGCTGTTTTTTCGGCTTTTGGTTTTCGTCCGGCTTTCTTTGGTTCTGCTGGGATAACTCCGGCGGCTGTCAGTTCTGCAATAATTTCGGCTTTCATTTGTTCACGTTCTGCCGCCTTTACTTCTGCTGCCGCCTTTGCTGCTGCTTCTGCCTTTGCTCGTTTGCTGGCTTCAATCTTTTCTTTGTTCGCTGCCTCCCAAACGTTCGGGTCGTGCATAATGTCAACTTTATAACCCATTTTTCGCAAATTGTGCAATCCGAATGTTTCAAAGAACTTTTTTCCGAAAACCTGCATACGTGGTCGTGAAATTCTTTCGCCCGTTTCTTGGTTGAATTTTACAACCTCAATACGACAATGATAAAAAATTTCTTCCCCTTTTGGAACAATGAAATTTTCCGGGGTAACGTCCAACAATCCGACGTCCTTTGTTTTACCCTCTGTTTCTGCTTTCACTCGCATAATCATAAATTTTTTTTGTTATTACTTCAATTTTCTTGGAAAATGGTATTTGGCTGCCAAATTCCAAAACGTTTGTATTCTCACGTTCAAACCTACGCACAAAATTAGCGAAATTCAATTTAATGCGCAATTCATCCTCGGTAATTAGCTGTTTTTCGTACAATTCTAATACTTCCGGACGTGTCAAATGTCGGTACGGCTCCAATTCTGCCAACACTAACATACGTTGCATTTGTATTGGGTCGTGTCTGTACTCCGTTTCGATAATCTGATTTTGTAGCGCATCCAATTCCCCCTCGCTTGCTCCGCTTTCTTTCGCCATCTTATAACGTTCTCGCAATTGGGTTGCATCAGACAAATAAAACTCGGTGCCATAATTGATTTTTGCCGAAATAAACATTGTTCCATAACGCAAACGGCAAACGGTTTCGTCAACGAACTTTTGCGCCGCCTCAAAGCCTTTTTTTACTCGGTTTAATACCGTGCTTTGGCTTTCAAAATTGGCTTTAATTTGCTGTTCATTTAATGCCTCACGGGTTGTTATTTCCTCGTTGGTACCAACAACCGCCGTAATTATGTTTGTACGCAACCGTTCTTCCTCGCTAACGTTATAATCCAAACTATTACGGTCAACGGTCAACATCTGAACCGGGTTGCGCAAATCCGGCTGTTTGTCGCCGTCCGGTACCGGAATTTCAATGAATGAACCAACCCCGACAATTCGTTTATCTCCGCATTTCGGGCAACGCATCAATAAACCCGCTTGGTCTAATTTATAATAGCCTTGTTTATCTTTCAAAAACCCGCCGTCGCAATAATCGCCGTTTTCGCCGTTCGTAAAATCGCAACTTTGTTCATATCCGGAATAAATCGGGTACGACCCGTACATATCCAAATTTTTCTTTGATAAATGATAAAAAAGGAACCAATCTAAACTTTCCAACTCGGTTGTTAACGGGGACGCCTTAACGTCCGGTTCTCTCAAACTCAATGGTTCGTTCCAAAAAAAACGTGCTGGGCAATATCCCAAATCGTGCGGGCTATCAATCAGCAATTCGCCAATATTGCCTTTTTCCTCGGTAAATACCCGGTATCGTTCATCGTCAATTACGGCAATACGGTTGTCGTCCTGCCGGAATATTATCCAACGCATAACGCCCGTTGTTTTGTCTGCCTTGTATGAAATAACTTGTTCTATTGGCAACCAATAAAAGTACGGTTGCGGGTAATTATCGCCGGGGGATTGCTCTTTTGGCAAATCAACAATTAATACGCTGTTAATTTCGGTTTTGAAATATTCCCATCCCTTTGTGCTCCAAATTTCGGGTTCTTCCAATACGTGTTGTCTGTAATACTCCCAATCGTCCCTTTGTTCGCTGTTCATAAACTGATAATTGAACGCCGGGTTACGACCGTCAAAAATGCGGCTCAACTTATCAAAACAAACGCCCGTTACCTCGTTTGTCTTTACGGGGTAACGGAACAATGTTTTGAACACTTTGAATTTGTCTGCGGGTATAAGGTTTGAAACATAAGCCAAAAAATCGGTCACGGGTTGCGTAATGTATGGCGTCAACGCCTTTTCCGCATGAAATCGTATGCGGTTTTGGTGGTAAATCGCCCTACTTATCGCCGCTTTGTTCCGTGGCTCCGTTATCTGCTTTTTTATTTCTCTTATATCTAAGCCCATTTTCTTTGTCAAATTCAAATTTACTATTTTCCGGTAACTGCCAACCGCCGTTATTTGGCATTTTTAAAAGTCTTTCGGCGTGGCTAACTTCAAAATCTCGTGTCGTTTTCAATGTTTCATTTTCCAACGTCACTATTGTTTGTTTACCCTGCTGCATTTTTTAAGTCTGTTAGCGGGTTAAAATCTTCCGGTACGATAATCGCCAAATCATCCGACCAATTAGGTAAAAACGTCCATTGTATTGCGTTGCTATCGGGTGCCTCAAATCCTCCCAATGTTTTATCCCCGATAAACAAAGAACGAATTGGAATCGGATAATGGGTTGTTGCTGTTTTTGCGTCTTGAATTGCTCCAATTGCGCCGTTTTCGTCAAACAGATAAACGCCCAAATTGTCGCCCCAACTTTCGCACTGCAATTCTTTCAAAGCCTTGATAATTTTCTGTGGCAACTTTCGCATAACCCCGGTAAATGGCGTTGGCTCACGTCCCACAATTTCCTCAACGCCTCCCAATGTTTCGTTACCACCTCCAAACGTTCTTGCTGCGCCTGCTTCTGCTGTCGGTGCTTGGATATACGGGGAGACAACAACTTTCGTGTCGTCCTTTGCCGATAACAACGGCGTCCATGACGCTTTTTTCCCAATACCCGCCGTCGTGGTAAATGAAATTTTTTCTCCGGTGCTTTTATACAATCTCTGAAACGCTACTTTCTGAATCTGTCCGAAACTCTCGGCACACGTAAAGTTTGGAATGTTTGGCAGCGCTGCTGCTGCCGGGCATTTACAAATAGCCATAATCTTAATTTTTTAACGTTAAAACTTTTGTTATTATCTCCGGGGGCTAACCCTTTGCCCCATTACTTATTGCAAAGTTATAATATTTTCGGATAAGCCCTTGCATATATGAAATAAAATGCTAATTACGACGTTTAATGCCCCTTGTTGCTTGGCTGTATGGTCTTGTATCGCCGTCCGCCAATTCCTTTTCATATATTCCGGTCAAACCGTCCTCCGGGTCGTCATGCTCATTTGCTGGGAAATCACGCAAAAACCCGGTTACGTGTTCATGTATCTTTGGAAAACGTTCCTCCCATCCTAACGGCATTATGATTTGGGCGTTGACGCTTGCCGAATTTGTTATAATGCGGCTTTCCTTGTTGGCACCTTGGTAAAATGGTTCGGAAATCGCTTTTATCTTTTTACGTATCAACTTTTCAAACCCGGCACCGCCGTTGTTACTTTCAATCCATGCTTTTTGCGTTCCACAACGGTTTATCATTTCCGGGACGGTAACGGCTGTTACTTCTGTATTTTCCTGCGTAAATACCATGTCAGTAATTAGCGCATACAAAATCGGTTCAAACCGTTTCTTTTGTTCGTTCCATGCCTCATTACCGGATTTGTAAACGTCATAACACGCCGAAAATGTAAAGTCGTCGCCCTCGTCTGCCACGTCTGTATAATTACCACTACGCACGAACGTTCCCCATTCTGATTTGTCAACGTACGTTCTGAACGGGTTCCGGTACAATCTACCCTCTGCGCTTCCGGGGTTTCCTTGGTCTAAGCATTGAAATTGTATTGGGTCTAACGCTTTTTCACGCTCCAATTTTGCCCGGCTGTGCATACTCTCCCATAAAGCCGCCCCCGGTTCCCTTGGGTCAATCTCGTTTGGTTCCCCGGTTTTCAACGCTTCAAAGTTTATGCGAACCCATGCACCATCCGGAATATTTTTAATGCTGTCCCAACTTTTAATATCAATAATCTTTTCGCCTCCCTTTTCAATCTTACCAATCAAATCTTCCTCATGCCATCGGGTAAATACAATCAGTTCTTGCGATTTATTGTGCAAACGCTTTTTTACAACGGTCGTGTACCATTTCCACGCCGCATTGCGTACAATCGGGCTGTTACCCTCTGAATAATCTTTGTAAACGTCGTCCATAATCATAACGTCAACGGTCTTTGACGTCAACGCACCGCCACGACCTACAACACGCAACGAACCCTTATGCCCAACCATTTCTATAACGTCAGAATTTCGTAAATACGTGTTTGCCATCGTTACCACATTTGAACCATTCAAAAAGGTTTCCGGAAACAATTCCCGGTATCTTGGTGTGTCAATTATTCTTTGGACATCCCGGTTAAAATCCCTTGCAATTGTGGCGGCATACGAACCAATACAAATTTTTGTGTCCGGGTTCAATCCTAACATAAAAGCGGGTAATTTTCGGCTCGACCCCTCACTATTATGCGTAGGAATAAACGTATCTCCAACCAAATAGATACCCCCCTCTACTTGGATGCAATTACCATAACCCAAGCCCTCCTTTCGTTCAATAGAAACAATAGCACGTTTCTTATTTATGGACAATTTCGTTATCTTCTTACGTTTTACTTTTGTCGGGAAAGTCATTGTAGGATTAAAACAGAGTTGATATACTATCTTCTTCCCTACTATTCCGCTACTACTAACCCTAGGTTTGAATTCACACACAACTACAGACTGACCTAATGAGCGTAATATAAATGCTGCATCGTCTATAATCCGCTTGTTTGTGTTGGATATGGTTATACGTCCGTTTCTGTGATACACATACCCATCTGTATCAATTAATCCAGCAATCACATTCTTGCGAACTTCAACCGAATTGTATTTATACATATCCGGTACGTGTTTATTCTTAATTAGTCCATTATTTTTTAGTAAAATATTCAATTCTGGGCTGTAAAACTTACGTGTTGTCGTGCCCTTACTTTCTTTGAACTTATATGTACTATTCCCTATTATTTCAACATCATTATTGCCAATGTGTATAATCCCACATGAGCTATCCCCATCTCCTAGCCACGCTCCTAAAACGTATGGGTCTAAATCTACATTCCGACTATCAAACATTACGCAAACATTGCTATCTACTTGGTATTTATATCGGCTTCCTCTTTTTCCATCTCCATTATATATTGTGGAGGATGCCATATGTTTCGTTTCTATAGTTTCCTCTTTCTGTCGAAATCTATTATACACCGTCCATTCGTGATTACCATGACATTCTATCTTTGCCCCATCAGAAAAAGAAACGACATATTCGCTTCTTGTTTTTTCTGACACCCATAATACTTTAACCGGGGTTCCATCCCTACCAAACACGTAATCCCCTACAATTAAATCACCATGTTTTTTTATCCCTTTAGTGGTAGCAACTATCTGATTATCGGATATTTCCTTACCATGTTGAGGGGGCATTTGCACAATCATTTTCTTTATTTCGCCGTGGGCGAATTTATCCAACAACGTATAATAAACGACGTGAAACGGTTCCAATGCTAAATCCGGTTGCATATACCGGGCAAAGTTTATCAGCCTATTGCGTGACGCCGCTTTTACTAATTCCCCGGGATTGTTTTTTAGTGCGGCGTACATTTTAAGTAATTGTTCTTTATCCATTTTGTTTAATTCTTAAAAATATACCATATATTTTTGTCTTACCCCCGTATTTTTTCTGACTTAAAAACCGGAAATCTTAAAAAACGACCAATTTAATGTTTCATTTTCCATTTGTCGCACGCTTTTTCCGAACGTATCATACTGTGATTTTCGACAAACGGGCATTTTAAACAAATTGGGTTCCCGGCCATATCCAAATTTGAATGTTCATAATAGAATTTACCCCAACCACATTCGCCGCACGTGTGTACGGGTTTCGGTTCGTCTTTTTTCTTGATATTATTCTTTGTTGTTCGTGCCATCGTCAATTACTCCTTTCTCTGCTAATTGTTTTTTATATTCTGCTGTTTGTAGTTTATCAGCAACCGCAAACAATAAATCCTCCGGGATTGCTGATACATCGTATTGCGGTGCATCGCCGTTTATGCTTTTTTCTATTCCCGGAATCTCAACTTTAATTGGTGCATCAAATCCCAACATCTTTGCCCGGCGTTGCTGCACATTCAAAAGCAAATCCAAAAACCGGGGGTTTCCGGCGGACGTTTCCGTTGTGGTTTCCTCATACCCGTAATATTCCGGGTTGTCGCCATCCTCCAACACTTTACGGGGCTTTGCGTTCTGTCTGTTTTTCTCTCGCAATTTCCCGGTCTTTGAACGTTCCCACGCCTCCCACAATTCAACCTCCATTTTATCCAACTTTCGCAATTCCTGCGTAACGTAATCGTCTATATTTTCCATACGTTCACGTTTCCACTCAATTAGCAATTGTTGCATATCCCAATATACCATTTGTTTTGTTATGGTATAACCGACGCCACGCCGGGCGTTTTCCTCATTCAGTCTTTCCGAAATCTCCCTATACGTGTAACCACGTAAAAACAGATTTGAACAAAAAGCCAAATCAAACTCCCTTTGGTCTTTTGTTCGTTTGCACATTTTCGGGCGTCCGCCCCTTTGTCTTTTACTTGCTTCCATTTTCCAACCTTTTTATAACGGCAAAGTCTTTCGCTTTGCTTTCCTCTCAAACGTCGCTTTCCCTTTTGCTTGTTATTTTCGGGGAATTTTCGTTTTAAGCGGGTTTTGTTTGTTACTTGATCTTTTATTGTCTTTTGTATTTTCGTCGCCCTACGGGGCTAATTTTGGCTTTCTTTCATTCCGGTACCTAAACGGCAAAGCCCCGGTTATAATTCCGGGGCGTTTATTATGCCTTTTCTACATTATTTCTATACCATGAAAAGGTTTTAAAGCATATTTTTGACGGGGTGCCGTCTTTCTTTTCCTTTTGTATGGTATATTCAAACTTTCCGTCATTGTCAACTCTTATTTCTTCAATTGTGCCAATATTTTCACCTTGTTTCACTCTATCCCCAATTTTAAACGGACAATTTTCTTTTATGTAGCTTTCATCCGCTTTGGCTTTTTCCTTTTCGTTGTACTCCAAAGCCTTTTGTCTTATATGGTTCAATTCTTGAACTCTCTTTACGTATGTTTCTTTATCCATGACTTTATTATTTTTCTGTTGGTAAATCCACGGTTAACAATACGGGTTGCAATGGTTGGTTAAACGTCAGCATTGACAAATGTATTGTTCCGGTTTCTTTTATTCTCTCCAATTCTTCCGGGGATAACTGCCATTTGGTAATTATAAGCCCCTGCGGGTCATTAGGGATTTTCATTGCAGGTAACGGCATGTATTCCGGTTGGTCTTTTGCAAATACTACATTCACGCCGGGAAATTCAACGGGTTTCATTGCCTTGCTCCTTTCTTGGTTTCTTTCTAAACTTACGTTTCTTTTCCGGTATCTCAATACGGTGTATCTCAACACGTGCGCCAAAAGCCTTTGCCTACTTTCCGGCAACTTCTTTTACTTCTTCCGGTATATCATTTTGAGGCTTTCCCGACGCATCGGCGTTTATCTGTTTTAGCAATCCGGCGATTGCTGTTTTTTCCTCTTTGTCCGTTGTCGTCTTGAAACGCTGAATCAGATTTGCAATTGGTTGCGTTCTCATAAAGTCAGCACATTTAAAACGGTCTTTGCAAATATTGCAATCATCCGGGTAATTGTGTTTTGCATCCTGCGAACTCTTTTCGTCTGCCTTTCTGAATCCGTGCCATTCGTCACGGCGGGCGATTGCTTCCGTAAATACCGCCATTGCATCAATACAAATTTCTGCCAAAATATAATCCGGGGTATCTCTCATTTCCTTTTCTAAACCGTGCTTATTAATAAGTTCGGTTAGTTCTTGTTTAAAATCTTTTTTCATACGCTTAAACTTCTATATGTTCAATTTGTGGTAACTTCTTTATGTATTCCAACATCGCCGTTTTGCTTTCCTCGGTTTCGTCGGTTCTGTTTATTACCAACTGAATAACTTCCAAAAGATAATCGCTATCAATACACGCATTATCAACGTCGGTAATATTATACAATGGTTCCGTTATTTCCTTGACGGCTTTAAATGCTTCTTTTGTCAACTTTGCGGCTTTTTTGAATCTCATTTTTTCGCCCTTTTCAAAGCATTTGCCTAAATGGTTTAATTTATCATCAGCGTAAAAAACGCATGTATGTGCCATGTCCGCCAAAAGATACGCCGTATTTGTAAGGAACAACGCTTTTTTTCTTAATTCTTCTTTTTCTTCGTTTGTCATAGTCTTTTGTTAAAACGGTTCTCAAAATGTTTGTATTGTTCGGCGGTTTCCTGCTGCATATTACCGCAAACCGGGCTTTCCGGTTTGTTGTGTGGGTGTTTGCGCATAAATTCCGGGTTTTTCTCACGTCCTGCAATTTTAGTATATGCCATTTCCTGCAATTCCTTTTGGCTATACCCTAATAATGCCGCAATATGGAATAAAACAACGTTTACGTCCGCCAATTCGTCGATAATATCATGCGTTCCGGGATTAATTTCGTTTATTTCTCTTTGCGTTTTTTCCCTGCTTAAATATCTTTCAAACGCTTCAAACAATTCGTTGTATTCCTCGGCTAATTTTCCCAATCTTTTTTCTATATTCTTGCCGAAAAGTTTATTCATCTTTTCAAACAATCTCTTTTCGTCAAAGGTCAATCCGGCGGTATTGGCGTCTTTTTCTTCAAAATTAGCCATAAACGTTTGCATATCCATTTTGCCAAATTTTCCGTCCGGTGTCAATACAATAAAATTTCCCTCCGGTACGTCCAACATTACGCCGTTTTCGGTCGGGAATGAATAAACCGCCAAACCTCCGGGCGTTCTCGGAATCTGCATTGTTCCGCCTCCGGTAAACATCAGCAATTTTTCCAAATTATCACGCTTTACGGGTAATGCACGAACTTCTAACAATCGGCGGCAATAAATATCCCCGGCGGTTTCGTCCGGCATACCTAAATTTGTGCGCAACTCATTTGGCAAATTTCCCGCCCCTTTTTCGTATTCAACAAAGAATATTGCACCACGCAAAAGGTTTTGTTCTTTAATCGTCCTTACGTCTTTTATTCTTTTTCCGTATCTGCCTTGAACTGCATATATTGCGGCTTCAATTATTCTTTCCTCTTTGTCCGGGGCGTACATTTTAAGTTCAAAGTAATTTTCTTTCTCTGTAACTTCCGGTTCTGTTCCCGTTACATCTTCAATCATCAAAAACGTTTCCGCATCAAACAGAATAAAACTTCTTTTTTCCATATCCAATTAATAAACGGTTAATAATAAAACAATCAGTCCTCCGGAAATTGTGGCGTACAAATCTTTTTTATCAAATACGCCTCCGTGTTTTTTGTTGTAAACCTCACGCAATACCCCGGTTAAAATTACTGCTATCAATGCGATAATACGTGCAATCATTCCCGGAATCCCGATAAATGAAACCAAACGCAAAACCAACATTACAACAATCATTCCCGCTATAATATGCAATAATTTATCGTGCGGGATTGATACTATTAATTGAAATATCTTTTTCATCGCTTTTTTTCTGTTATGTTATACAATTTTCTGAAATATATTACTTTGTTATCGCTCCGGCTTGTTCTGTAACATTTAAGCCCAACCGCCGGACAATCGTCTTTATGGATAACGCAACATGCGCATCTACTCAAACATACAAATTTGCCAACCTTTTCAATCAGTTTATCAGACGGTTTAACCCATCTTTCCGCAATTATTACCATACCCCGGTAAACTGCACGTTCGCCGGGGTTATATTCACGCCCGGGTTCAAACGGATGTGGTTTCTTTATTCTCATTTTCTATCGAACTAACCAACAAATCCAAATTTTCCTCTGTTCCGGAAATTGAAATTCTTGCTTTCCCTGCTCCCATTACCGCCAATTCCGTAATTGTACAATCATATTTGCCTGCGGATTTTTGAAACTTTGCCGCCTCATTTAATGGCAATATTTTTGTTATCTCTTTCATCGCTCACGTTTTTAGTATTTTACATTACAAAGTTAATAATTTCTTTTGGTTTTTATCCATATCAGCCGGAAACCAACGGAAAAACAAAGCAATTTAATTTCAATATCTAAATAAACGTCATGTCCTTTTACGCCCTCAACCATAACTCCGGGCGTCAAATAAAATTGCTTATACTTCCACAAACTTTGCAGATACAAATAAAACCCGATACGTCCAATATGGAATCCGATTGTTTTCATTTCTCTATCTGTTTTTTTATCTGTTCCCAACTCTTTTTGTCAATTACCATTTTCCGGGGGTATTGTATTATTTCGCCCTTGGTATATATGAGATTATAGATACCCAATTGCCCCTTAATTGGCATTTCAACAACACGTCTTGGGTTGCGCATCATCCATCCGAAACCCTTTGTTATTTTTGCCCTCTTTTCCTTTGGAATCCGGGTGTTTTCCCAATCCTCCGGCGTAAACTCTTTTATCGGCTTCACGTCGTACAACTCAACCAATCCCAACGTAACGCCGCTTTCCATTCCCGGATAAACCGGGGACGCTGCGGAACATATCAGCACGTCGCCACGGTATGACGTGTTTTTGCTCCGAACTTCAATTGTCTTTTCCCCGTAAACAATACCGTTTTCATCCTTGTACGCCTCCGCTACCAAATCATTTGCGTATGGCTGTTTTACGGTCAACGCACGCCAACGGTCGTGTTTTTCGGGGTCATATTCTTTGCTATTAAACTGCATAACTTTATTTTTTATCTTTCCCGGCGGGTTCCTTGTAATGGGCAAAACCAATTGGTCGTATCGGTTCCGGCTCCGGAACGGCTGCGTCCTCCTTATTGTATTCAAAAGAAACAATAACCGTTCGCCCCTTTGTCCGTGTCCCAATCAGCCGGGAACCCTCCGGGATTTGAATTTTAATTTCGTTCCTCATTCTCAAAATGGCAAATCATCTTTGTCTTGGTCGGGAATTGGCGGCGGCGGTGTTGGTGCGCCTCCCTGCTGCGTTGTTTGTCCGTCTTTCTTTGGCGACAACATCTCCATATTAAACCCGTAAACTTCTGTAATGTATCTTTTGACGCCGTTGTTGTCCTCATAACTGCGGGTTCTTATTTTCCCCTCAATATAAAGTTTATCGCCCTTTTTTACATACTCTTTTGCAACCTTTGCCAATCCATTTTGCAAAACAATATTGTGCCATTCGGTGCGCTCCGGTACTTCTGTACCATTTGCCGTTTTAAATGCTCTGTCAGTTGTCGCCAACGTGAATTGCGCAACCGAACCGCCGTTGTCGAAATCTTTATACTCCGGGTCTTTTCCGACGTTACCCATTAAAATAACTTTGTTTACACTCATAGAAATATAGCTTTAAAAATCCAACTTCCAATACTCCATAACGTCCAAATGTATGACGCAACCGTTAACGCCACGAACGTATAATATACAATTTTATATCCGGTTTGTTTTTTGATTTTCATCTACTTAAATTTTACACCATCCAACAAATATTCTTTTTTCATATCCGACCATCCGGCGGCATGATTTATCGCTTTCCGGTCGTCGTCGTAAACAAATCCAACTATCCAACCGCCGACGTTTGATTGTTTTATTAGTCTTACCAATTTACCGACGAAAAAAGAACGGTATCGGTAATATGCTGAATTTTCACTAACAAACAAAACCCGTCTTTCTGCATTTATTTCGGGCGGATTTTCGATTTGCGGGCGTTTCTCCCTTTCCGGGTACCTTTGTACCCTTTTAAAATCATTTTGGATTGAACGGCGGGAAATTGCCCCGTAATCGGGTGTTCTTTTTTTCGTCCTCATATTTTCAAACTTCTGTATTCGTTTTTAAGCAATTCAATAATCCGGACGTTGCCCGGATATATTCGCATTTTCGTTTTATCCCCATTCTCCCAACATGAATGATGTTCAAAACATAGTATATTTATATTTCTTACATCATGGGATAATTCAGGGTATGCAGCTTTTGTTATTATATGGCTTATATGTATAGCCGAATATGTTTTTAAAGGCTTCATACATTCCTCACAATAATGAGGATATATATTCCAACAATACTTGTAAAATTTATCGTTTTCGGTTGGGGAATGACCTTTGCCAAATAAATAGTATTGAATTTCTAAACGAACAAGGAAAGGCACATAAAAACGTCTATCTATTAAAGGCTCATAACCTTTCATTTTAGCATATATATAACATTCTAAATCAATAATTTTTATTTTATCTTCCATATATACCCTCCTGCTGTTTTACGTTTCTTATTAGCCGCTAAAGCTATTCCACGTTTATTTATACCAGTAATATTAGATGCAATATTAATACTTTCAAATTCATCAATTAATTTATTATTCATTGAAAAACGTATAACTGCCTTACTTTTCCCATTCAATATCCCAATTTTACCATATCTACAACTTAAAAAACCTTTTTTGGCTGCCTGTCTTTTTCTATATAACGTAATTGGGTTGTTGTTATTTTCCAAATGCGTTGCCCAACGTAAATTATCAACATGATTGTTTAATCTATTGCCGTCTATATGGTCAACACATGGTTTGTTGTCCGGGTTCGGAATGAAAGCCGCCGCAACTAATCTATGAATAGAAAACGTTTTCCTCTTATTACAATTACTAAGATAAACTGTTTTATATTCTTTTTTACTATTTCGCCAACATGATTTTAATATCTTATTATATAAGATGCTTTTTACATTACCATAATTACTAACTTGATACAACCCCACATATCCGGGTACATCTTTCCAAATTTCCATTATACAACCATTTAAGTAAGCAACCAAAAGAGAAACGGGGAAAAGTGGCTGCATCTTTTTTCATCCGGTAGCTACTCCGAACTATCCCCGTTTATGCTGCAAATATAGCGAATTTATTGGTATTCGTACTGGTCTGTCAACAAATACGGTTCCATACTCTTACATTTCCGCCGTTTCGTCGTTCGGTTCCGGGTCGTCCGCCGGGTCTGCCATTTCCGGGAACATATCATTTTCATTTTCGTTGTCTGCATCATTTACATAAACTAACGGGTTGGGTTCCCCATCAGCCCCGAACAAATCCATTTGCGCCTTTTTGCCCTCAAACAGAAATTCGTAAACCTCGTTTTCAATATCGCAAACAATGTTTTCCAACTCTTCCTCAAAACCGAACGTTTCAACGTTGTATTTCATTCGTGGGGTGTTGATTGCTGTTTTCTGATTGTTTGATACGGTAAACAATCCGGTTAAAACGACGCCTACGTTATCATCTTGCCCGGACAAAGAAACGCCCCTAACCTCTATATTGTCCAAACATTCCTCCGCAAATGCGGCTGCAATATCTGTTTGTTTCTTTGTTGCTTTAAACTCCGGCGTTGCCATCATGGTTTTAAATGACGTTATGTTGAATACACGTCCCATAATCGGGCGAAAATCATTAAACAAATGACGCAAATCTGGGTGTATGTCTTTTGCACTCAATACATGGTATTTGTTCGTGTAACTCTCATTTCCGACAACTTCCGTTACTTCATAATGTACGTCTAACCCGCCATCTTTCAATAACTTTACTTTCGATAATGAAAACTTTTCCTTTGTAGGAATCGGCATAACATTTTGTTTTTTTTCGCTCATAATTTTTAATCTTTATTGTTTCCCGGTTCCTCCGGGTCGGTTTCTTCTTGGAAATACTCGCACGGTTCATCATCAGCACAACGACCGGACAAACAACATACCGGATAATCCACGCAATCAATGCACATTTTTTTTCCGTTCATAATTTAAAAGTCTGTTTCATTTAACAATTTTGCAACCTTGTTTTCCGGCTCTGCACCCGGTGCAAATATCGGTTTCGGGTCGTGAACTAAAACTTCCCTTTTTACCTTTTTGGTCTTTGCGGGTTCCGGTTCCGGGTTAAACTTCAATTGTTCCGCCGGATATTCTTTTGGTTTCAGTTCTATAATACCATTTTCCACCAAAACCGGAATACAACGTTTGCAGGCTTTCACGTCCTCCAACGCATCATGCGCCGGGAATGTTTCGCCGGGGAAACATTTATTATAAAGTTCTTCCAACGTCGGGAATTTTCCGGGGCGTCCATTTGCAAACATTGCGCCGACAAATTTAATTGTTTTCATCATGGTATCAATTCGTTTTCCCTTAAACAATGCGTCCTCGGCTTTTTCGTCGTAATACTCACGCCCCATAATTCGCAATATCATTGCTTTTACAATTGACGTATCAAAGTAAATGTTGTGTCCTACCAACAAACGGGCTTTTTCGCAATCCTCCAAAAATTCGCCTATAATATCAGCAAATGGGACGCCATCGGCGTTTGCTCTCTCTGCTGTAATTCCGTGAACTTCTGTTGACGCTTCCGGTATTTCCCATCCCTCCGGCTTTATGATAAATGAACGTTCCTTTTCGTTTACCGCCCATGCCAATTGCACAATATTTGGAAATTCCGCAAAATCAACGTCCCATTTTGCGCCCTTTGGGGGCAACCCGGTTGTTTCACAATCGAACGTCAAAACATCTTTCATAATGTCGTTTATCTCATTTCCTTTGCTGTCTTTCAATGTTACTTTTTTCATAATCAAATTTCATTTGGGTCTGCTATATATATATAATATTCTTCACTTGCAAGTTGTTTTAAAAATTCGATATGTTCTATCAATTCCGCATTGCTCAACTCTGATATTTTACGCAACCGGGTTTCATATTCCCCGGTTTCAATATTCGGTATTTGCTCATACATTACCGGGGACAACTCACGCAATCGGCGTTCGGTTTGTTCATCTGTCAGACGTTCGCCCGCCTCCCAAATTCCGGTTCTGAATGTTGGTACAACGTAATTGAAATAATAACCTTTCAAAGCCTCTGACGAACCGGGCGACGCTACAATAAAACGGGCGATTATGCGGCTACCTTTGTGCATTGCAAAGAATTGATTTAATTCCCCCATGTACATTTGTAAACCGCCGTTATTATTAATCATTCCCGTTGCTGTTATCTCTCTTTTTTTCATACTTAAAAATCAAATAAGCCATTATAATACGCTTCTCTTACTTTCTTTCCGAATTTTACAACATGATGTCCCTTTTTGTTTTTCTTTATATTTCCGGGAATATAAAATACAACTCCATTTTTAGGTAGGTTATATCTTTGGTAGAAATTGTAAAATTCATTCGTTCCGTATGATATTGCATTTTTAGCAATTTTCTTTAGCTTCCTCGGTATTCGTTTCATTGTCTTTCTTTTCCCGGTCAACAAATTGTTTCATTGTCTTATTAAAAGCCTCGCCGCCTACTTTCAAAATAAACGTTCTTTCGCTGCTTGAATATCCCTGCAACTTCTTATCCATTGCATTTGCATACAATACCGTCATTTGTCCCGGTTCAAAAACTCCTCGTTCCTGCAAACGGTCTATCGGGTGCCGCTTCAATGGTGCGTCCGCCATCATTCCGGCTTTTCTGCGGGTGTTTTCCAAATCGGAAATAACCACTTTCAGATTATTATAAAAAGCGGGTGTTTTCAACACGTCCGCAATTGTCATTTCTTTAACTTCCATATTGTTTTGTTTAAGAGACGCCGGGGAACCGACACCCCGGTTAATTACTCGTTTTCTGTGTATTCCTCAATAATTAAATCCTGCTGTCCCCTTACAACACTTTCAATAAAACCTTGGAATCCCTCTTTTTTTGCCAAATCCAAAATTGCCTGCAATCTCTTTTGTCCCAAACTTTCGCCCCTCGCAATGCGGAATACTTTCACGGTTGGGTTACTTGCTATAATCAGTTTTGCGGCAACCTCCATTATCTGCGAATCTGAAACCTTTCCGGCGACAAATGGGACGTCATTTAATACTAACCCATCATCACTAAACGAAAGTCCGGAAATCGGCAATTTCGCCGACGAAATAAGTTTTTCACGCTCGGCGGATAATTCCGCAATTTCTGAATCCATATTTTCGGCTTCTGCTTTTTTGTCGTCTGCTTGTTTTTTCTTTGAAAGATAATCGGCAACCTTTGCAGCCTTTTTATTGTGCTCCTCGGCTTCTTTCAATTGTTTTTCTGTATCGAAATTATTCGGGTTCAAAGCCTCATAATCTGTTAACCATTTTTCGGCACTTGCTATTTTTCCCTCATAATCTTTCTTTTCTTCTTCAACGACCGAAACGGTTTGTTTATACGTCTTTTCGGCTTCTTCCATTGCTTTCTTTGCCGCCTCAATTGCTTTATTGTATGAATCTTTGGCGGCTGCCAAACGTCCCGGAATCTCTGCCAATCTCCCCTTTCTTTCTTCCATACGTAAACGCACGCCCTTTGCTTTCTCAACCAACTTTGCGTTTTCCTGCTGTTCTTTCATCAGTTCCGTAATGTCCTTTGGTTTGGCATACGTTTTCAAATCCTGCGTTGTCAATCCCTGCCCGGCTGCATCTGATATTGATTTGTAGGTTTTCAAATCTCGGTTTACTCCGGTACGTTCTGTTTTAAGCCCGGCAACGGTTGTATCAATTTCGGCAATCCTTGTTCTTACTTCTTCCGGCAACAAAGACTTTACAACCTCAATTTGCTTTCTGCGTCCCTCGGCGGTTTCCGACCAACGGGAAAATTCCACGGCGTCAAAATCTGTATAACCGAAAATCTTTTGCAACATAGAAACGTTATCACTTTTCATTCCGGTTGTCTTTGATTTAATTGATAACGTGCCACGTGGGTTTGCTTTCGTGAATTTCAATTCAATCTCGTATTCCTCGCCGTCGTCGCCGACAATCATTTTTGCAAAACCTTTGCTTTCTCCATTCTTCAATACGGCGTCACGGTTCCCGGTCAACAAAGCCCCAATTGCTTTTAATACGGTTGATTTTCCCAACTCATTATCTCCGGTAATGAAATAAACGTTACCGTCGAAATCTGCGTTAAACTCTTTAATTACTTGGAAATTTACCAATTCTAATTTCTTTACTATCATAATGCTCTCGGTTTGTGCCGGGGTTTCCCCCAGCGGTTAATATTATTTTTTTGTTTCTCTCATTCTTTGGTATATCATTGTTTGCACCTTAACAAATGCGTCCCGGTTTTCTTTTGCTTCTTCAATGGTGCAATCAGCAATGAAATTTTCCAAACGCTTGTATAATTCGTTCAACTCTTTGTCGCTCATTGCGTGCCGGGTTGCTCCTACTTCATCAATAAAACTTTTCATATCTCTAAATTTATTTGTTTTCCGGGAACCCGCCCGGTCGGTATTTATTATTTTACATATTCCCATTTATACCCGTATGCTGTTTTTCTTTTTCCATTACAACATTGTAGTATAACATATTTTTCCCATTTATTGACACATACATCTGATACATCATTAAATATTTCAACATTTCCTTTTGCGTCAATTCTTTTAACTTTATATTCTCTTTTTTTCTTTATAAAGTTTCCAAAATTCATATTTTCATTTGCTGTACACCAACGCAAATTTTCTATTTTATTATTTAATTTATTACCGTCTATATGGTCAACATATTTTTTGTTTTCCGGGTTTTCAATAAACGCTAATGCTATAAGCCTATGTAATCGAAAACTTTTGTATGAATTTCCAATCTTTAAATTTACGTTCATATAATCGCCCGCCTTAAACGCTCTCTTTTCTTTCCCAAATTGTATAACCTTACAATCTTGCGTAACTATACAATCAAACTCTTTTAAGTATATTTCTTTTGGTTTCATGCTGCAAAGATAACGTATAATTCGTAATCACAAAAGAAAATTATTTTTATTTTCAAAAAAAAACAATAAACCCGGAACGTTATACATTCCGAGCATAAATCAAAACAGCCTCATTTGTTTATCTGTTATTTTAGCAACAATTGCATCAACTTCACCTTCTAAACGTTTACACGTTTCCAATATTTCCGGTCTGCGTTGGGCAAAATATCTGCGTTGGTTATGTCGCATTTGTCGAATTAACTCGGCGAACTCTTCCAACGTTATTTTTCCCGGATTTTCGATTTGCGTGGTTTTTTCTTCTTCCATGTATATTTTATCCATTTTGAAATTAAAATCGCTCTACGTGGCTAAAACAAACGTTCGTGCATATTGCTTGGTAAATTCTGACGCACCCAACCGGGGTTGTTGCGCAAAATGTATCGTCCAAAGTGCATTATCAACGTGGCGTCGGCGTTCCACAATGTCGGTTTCAATTCCGGGTACAAATTCCCGGCAATCTCTTTGTATCTGCGTTTTCGCTCGCTCTTTTCCTCCTTTTTCCGGCTTATCTTTGCCCGCAACTTCAATTCGTTTTGCCATTTCATAGGATGCGCCATAACAAACGGAATGTCGCAAACTGAAATGATTGCTTTCAACTGCTCAAAGTTTGCCATCATCTTTTGTATTCGGTACAACTTTCCCATATTGACGCCATCGGCACCCGGCGTTATATCATCCGGGCGCACACTTAGTTTTTCAAGAAAAACAATTGGCGAACATATTGTTTTCAAATGATTCAAATAATCTCTTATGTCGTTTATATCCTCCGGCATTTTTATGGCGGTTATATTGTGGTTTGGTCGCCATGTTACTATACCGCCATTGCTTCCCGGGTCAATTCCCACTACTGCTGAAATTCTTATATTTTTTTCCATATATAACCTCCCGCTTTTGTAAAATAACCTATTACGCCAATTATAAAGCAAACAATAAATAATTCCATATTTAAAACTTCATGTAGTTATCAACTTGCATTTCCTCGGAAATCATCCGGTCAAATGCTTTTATAATCTCCTTTTTCCGGGCAACCTCAAACGCCGTAAAATCAATTTCCGGGCTTTCGGTTCCTTTTCGGCGAACTTGAAACGCCGTATATTGGTTTATCATTCCACGGGCTACACGCTGCATATACCGGGCAAACGCTTCTTTGCGGTCGTCCTCTTTAACTTGTACATCATCAGCCAACCCGCACATTTGCAACCATTCATACAAAAACATATCATCAGTTAGCCCCAATATTAATTTCCCGGTGTATTTGTAGCAAAGGAAAATATAACGGTTCCGCCATTGTCTTTGTATCTCAAATCTCCGGATTTGCTCCGGCGAAATTTCATTGTTTTTTTCCGGTATAGCTTTGTATGCTTTGTCAATTACATCTGTCTGCTTTTGCTTGTATGCTTTCAGAATCTTTGCAAAGTAATCGGCGTTGAACTGTTGATAATGGTTTTTGTCCGGATTCCCTTGTTTATCTTTCGGCAAATATTCGTCTAACTCTCCGGTCGTCGCCAATTCAAAAGCCATCTTAATATCAGCCAACGTCATATCTGAGTAATAACGTTTCAGAATATCCAACAACCGGGATTGTATATAATTCCAATCATTTTCATTCTGTGGTATTATATAACCAACGTCTATTGCTATACGCTTAAACAGTAACGAAAGATTTTCAACTAATTTTGCATCGTCAATTTCCGCAATTGGTGTTTTTGTTGACGCTGCGAAAACATATTTTTCAACTGGGTTTAATGCTTTGGCAACCTCCAGCAATTGCACCATTCTACGGCGTACTTCAATGGCTTTTGTTCCGGGCTTGGTATTATATATTTCTAACGCCGTATTTTCTTTTTTTTCAATTGCTCCCATATCAATCAAAATCATTGTTTAAAAACTTCATCATATCCGCAATTTCTTTGCTGCTTTGCTGCTCTGTCTTTACGGAACGTTTCATTTTTTCCCATTTTTCGTATTTTTCGGGGGTTGAATCATATTCTAACGCCGCCCAACCTTTTGAAATGCTTTCTTTTATCAGAATCAGCGCAAATTCTTCCGGGTATTTACTTAATCCATTTAAATTTGCTTGTATAGCGGAAAAACTTTTTTGCGAGGTTCTCCATTTAGGTTGGCACATCAGTATATAAAAATTCCGTTTAAAATCTTCGCTTTCAAATGGAAATACAAGTTTATCAAAATAGTTATCAACTTTATCAATAATTGATTTTCGAACATCTAACAATTCGGGCGTGAGTCCGAATTGAATACTTGCTTTAACTTTTTTTTCTTCGTTGAAAAAATCGGCTTGTGAAAATCCGTCCGGATTTTCTTTAGATGCTTTAGCATCTTTCTTTATAGTGTTATTTATATTATTATTTATATTATTATTTATATTATTTATATAGGGCGGATTTTTTTCCGCTTCCACGGGATTTTTTTCCGCTTCCACGGAATTTTTTTCCGCTTCCACGGAATTTTTTTCCGCTTCCACGCATTCATATACGATTCCCCAATCACGCAACATCTGAGATGGGGTAAAATAAACGTGATTATCAATCTTTATAGTTTCTATCAACCCTATATTCTCCAAACGTTTGTAAATACGCCTCAATGTATCTGCCTTATTAGGCAATACAGAGCAATAACAAGCTACATATTTATAGTCAGCCATATAATATGAATTTCCATTGTATTGTATCGGATTTTTCGCCAACAATCCGAATAAACATGAGGCCAAAATACTTTCAGTTGGATTTAAATCTAAAACTTTTGAACGTACTAAGTCCAACACCAGATAGCATCTTTCTTTCATTTTCTAAATTGATTATTTTTAAACTTTTATTTATTTATCATCTTTATTCTATGTCCTTTATCGGACATATCATATTACAAAATAGTTACCATCTTGGCATTTCCAATTTGTGCACTTTGATGTGAATCTTAAATACTTTGTTTCGCAAAGCGATATTAATTCGACAAAACCCATATCAGACAAAATTCTAATGTTCTTGTAAGCTCTTTTAGGGATAGAAAAAAGAAACGGGAAGTTATCAGACATTTCCTTTTCAGAATATTGATACCATACAACATTTCCTAATTTTATCGAATTGCTCCATGAAGTTAAAGTCATACATGCGGCAAGCGTAGTTGCTTGTACAATTGTTAAGCCATGTACAATGGCAAACTTTTGGTCTATAAATATATTGTATGTCATAGGTTATAAAAAAAAACCCGAGGTCTGGGCTACCACACACCAAACCAAGGGTTTCAAGCTAATTAGCAATATCGTATAAACGGTGGTAGTCGTTTGTTTATGCTGCAAAAATAGATGTTTTATTTGAATTATCAAACATTATTGGTTAATTCTGCGATAAAGCCCTTAATATTTTGCTTTCTTATATGTCCTTTTAATGCCCTCCCCTCAGAGAATACTGTATAATAGCCTAATCTATTCCATGAAACTACGTTGTTAGTCCTATTTTCCAGATGTATATAGGTTCCACCCTTAGAATTTAAGTCATACAAAAACCGGAGTAACCTTATAGCTTCCTCCTTATCCCCAAGGTAAACAGTAATATACTTTTGATATATATTACTAGTTTTAAGCATAATGTAATAATGGTCTATACACCCATTCACCTTTGCAGCGCACAATTTTTGGTTCCCAAGGTCTGTTACTTTCAACGTTTCAACCTCTACTACAGTTTGGGCATACACGCTTACACACATTACTGATATCACTAAAAACAAAATAATTTTCTTCATTCTTCTATCAATTTTATTGGCTTAAATGCTTCAGTTACTTTACGCAAATTCCCATCACTTTCGTTTGGAACAATCGTAACAACCGGATAACGGGAACGGTCGCCGGGCTTTTGAGAAACTGCAAATTGTACGTTCATATCAAAGATAATTCCTTTGACAAACTTCTTTTCTTCCAATATGGCGTCGAATGTATCACGGATATTGGGTATTGTTGACGCCGTACCCTTTGTCGTGAATTGCCATACCCCGCCAACTCCACGAACCAACGGAATAATAAAAGTTACGGTTAACGTTACAATCCATCCGTCGCCGCCATTCTTAACAGCCCGGTTTGGGTGTTTTTTCGCAACGCCTGCCATTAAATCGGGATAATCTTTTGTACTGTATTGTGCATATTGTTTCCCGTTCCATACAAAGAACGTTTCCCCGTCGCCGTATGCAACCAATTTACCCGCATCGTCCCTATATTGATATTCTTCCCGGCATGACTTTTCCGGTTCATCATAGGCAAATACTATTTGTATTGTTTGCGGCTTCTCTCCGTATGCTTTCTTAAATAATCCTGCATATTTCCCGGTGCATACAAAATAATCTATACTTTTAGGTAATCCCTTTTCATCTTTTACGCCAACTTTTATTTTCCCAATTATAGGTAATGATATTCTATTTATTGGTTCATTACGCATTATTCTACCTTTCATTTTTTTCTCCTTTCTTCTTCCATAATTGCCAACTTTTAAGAACTGCCAACAAATAAGAAACGGGGACGGGCTGTTGGCTTGCCCTTTCGGTCGGTTAATTACTCCGCCTATCCCCGTTGCAAATAGAATTATTTTTTTAATTTTGCATCATCTTATCGCACATGCTGCGAAAAAGATACGGGGACGGGCTTTCCGCCCCTTGCTTTTATATATCAATTTCAGTATTCAGCAAATCTTTCTTTGTCACGGGTTCCGGCTTTTTAGGCTGTTTTTCTTCGATTTTAGCCACTTTTTCTTTTTTTGGTGTAATTGTACGTTTTGCGGTTTTCTTTTCCTTGACGGGCTTGTTTTCCGCCGTTTTTGCCGTTTTTCGTGTGGTTCTCTTTACGGTCTTGGTTTTCTTTTCCTCCGGTTCCGGTTGTGGTTCGGGTTCCGGCTGTGGTTCGGGTTCCGGGTCTTTCTTCAAATCCTCAACGGTAACGGCTTTTTCCGGTTCCGGCTTTTTCTTTTCCGCCGGGGCTTTGCTTTTAACAAGTTCCGCCAACGTCAGCGAAACAATATTGTTTGTCAAATCCGGTTCGTTATCCAATGATATTTCCCCGGAAACCGCCGTAAATGTATTATCCCGTTTTTCGTCCTCAATTGCTGCCAACTCCAAAAGATACGGGATTTTCTTTGCGTTCGGGCTGTCTGTTTGGTCTTTCAAATTGTACGTCGGTTTCTTTCGCCAATCTTTCGGGCTGAAATTGAAAACACGGTCAATCGGAATATCCGGGAAATTTTCGTTCCACATCATCGCATATAAATGCAACTGAATTTCCGCTTCTTCGTAAAATCCTTTGCGCCCGCTTTTGAAATCCACAATTGCGTTTATGTATTCTTTTGAACCGGGCTTTGATAACATCGTACACGGCAAATCAATCATTCCGGCGTAATTATGAACGGGGTGTACCAACGCAATTTCCACGGCTAACGGTTTAACGTCATAATCCAAAACAAATTGCGCAAATGCCAATATGTCCTTTTTGAAATCATCAGCGTAATAAATGAAATCGGCTGGCAATTTGTTGTTATCAATATAATCTTTTAATTTGGCTTTCAGTCCGTCCAAATCATAAACCCGGTTAATTATAAGTTCCTCAAATTGGGCGTGCATAAATGTACCATACGCCGCCCGTTCTGCTTTGTATCGTTCCGCCTCGTCAATACCTTTGTCGGCAATCCATTTAATCAGAAATTCCGATTTTGGCATTGTCTGCGATAATATGGTTGTAACTGACGGATAAAATTCCGGGGTTCCGTTGTCGTCAAACTTGTAATAATATCGGTGTCCTTTGCTGTTTAGCTGCCATACTTTATACGGCGGTTCGATTAATGCGCCATCAAAGAACATTGCCGTCATTTCCTCAATGGTCATTCCCGGAACAATTTCAAAAGCCCCGGCGGGTTGTTCTATTTCGACCGCATCCAATCCGGCAACAATCTGTTGTTCCTCGTCTATCTCCGGGAATTTATCGGCGGGCAATTGCCCCATTGATTTTGCCAAATCTCCCATCGCATTTGTTGCGCCTTGCAATGCGCCAACCATTTCTTTTACCGTTTCCGGCTGTTTTTTTTTCGCTCTCATATTATTATTTTTTTTCGTTATATGTCATATATGTTGCAACCCCAAACATTCCGGCAAATAGAAAATGGGCATAATTCCAAAATCCGGCAATAAAGCAAATTGCGCACATTATGCCGAACGACCATGTAAAGAACTTGTTTTGCCATTCGTCAGAAAAAACAACGTCGGTCATTTTCTCTATTCTTTCAACTATCCTTTTCATTTCTTAATCCTCCAATCCAAACAGATAATCGGCGGAACAACCGCACATTTCGCAAATTATTACTACCCATTCCGGAACAATCCTTTTGGTTGTCCCGTTGCAAAGATTTGTCATATTTACCTGCTGTGCGCTTTCGCTTGCACCCTCAAAAAGACGGGCGGCAATGTCTTTTTTCAAAACCTTTTTTCCGTTCGCCTCGGAACGGGCGATTGCTTCGTTTACTCTTAATCTCAATGCCATAACTTTAATTTTTATTGTTAATAACTCGGTTCGTTACTCTCTTTGTGTCCGCAATGCGTACACGTTGTTTCCTCCCAAATTGGGGTATATTCTGGGGGCGTAATATATCCGTCCCCGCCTGTTTGCTTATATTCGCCGTCCGTAACCTCCATTTCGCCGCCACACTCCGGGCAATCGCCATTACCGACCAAATCCAAATTCGGGATAATGGCGAAAACCTTTTTTACATACACGCCCAACGCCTCAGATATGGACGTATAACATTGGGCGGTTTGTTCCTCGGTTGTTTCCTCGCTGATTGCATCGAAAACAGAACAACCCCAATTGTCGGGTATGTCCTCAATAACTTTGTTGTTGAGTAATTCCGAAACGATAATGTCGGATACCTGTTTGGCGGGTTTCCCGGAAAGGGTCGCCAACTCGTTTAATTCTTTGCTATCTTTTACTTTCATATCATTGCCGGGTATTCCCCCCGGTGGGTTTTATTTTTCTTCTTTATACAAAATTCCCTTATATGGTTTCCCGGTATCAACACTCTTTTTTATCAAATGCCTATACATACCCCGTTTTTCCGCATCTATATAATTATCAAAACGAACACATTCTTTTCCGTCCGCTCCATATCCGACTATTTGGCAATTATATTTAATCTTATTTCGCCTTGCGGGTTTATAGTTCATATTTTCCTTTTGTGTACACCAACGCAAATTGTCTGCAAAATTATGATACTTAACTCCGTCTATATGGTCAACGTATGGTTTGTTGTCCGGGTTAGGAATAAAAGCCGCCGCAACTAATCGGCTAACTTGAAACTTCGTGTTTACTCTGTTTTTTGATAAGGTAACAGATAAACCGGACGTTGCGGGTTTACAAGGCGTCAAAATTATATTGCTATCTAATGACTTTATACGCCCGTAATTGCTTACCTCATATAACCCCTTATAGTCTTTTATTTCTTTCCAAATTTCCATACTACTAATTTTATTATGCAAATATAAATATTATTTTTGGTTTTGCAAATGCAATAGTATTTCATTTATCTATTTTCCAAAAATATAATCTTTGTTTCTCAAATCATTTTTACCGGGGACGTTGGATAATAGGATTTTTAACCTACCTTTGCAATACCGCATTACCAAATATCGCTCTCGGTTACTGCGTAAAATTCCCCCGGTGCATATTGATTTATGACGCCGGGGGTCTTTTTATTTCTTACTCTGATAATACAACCATTTGTAAATTCCGCCGTAATATCCGGTTTCCAATACTGCTTTTCGTATGGTCTTTGCGTCGTACTCTCCAAATGTTACGTACTCATATATTGACGGGTTTTCATGCAACGCAAATTCAAATGTTATGTCAATATATGCGTCGCCGACCTTGTTAAACGCATGGTCAATCGGTATTGGGACGTTTGTTTTTCCCTCACAATAAAGAATCCGTTCCGGGAACGCCTCGCAAAGTAAATGGGAATTTCGATAACATTCTTTCGGCTTTGGCTTAATTACGTGCCGTATGTAGTCCAATTCGTAATCCTCCAATACATCAGCCGCCGGAACTATTTTAACGGGCTTTGCGGCGTTTAATAAGTCTTGGAAATACGCTTTTTGTCTTTCGTGCAAAGGTAATTCCAACATCATTTCAATTTCTTTTATTATTATACTTTCCATACAATTTGTTATTCCGTCCATTCCTCAATATACATTTCATACGCTTCTTGGCAACAACGCCCCTCACAACTTATATATCCATTTGGGACGCCGTGGGTTCCTTTTTCGTCATCATCCAAAGGACAATATAAACACAAATCGTCGCTTAAATCATCAGCGGTTTTTAATTTAGGGTTCTTTATTTGCCATATACCCAATAATAGGGTTGATTTTAATGCGGAAATTGCGATTAATTTCTTTTGTTGTGTATAATAAACCGTTGTAAATTGTTGTTGCCATTTTGATTTTCTTTTAATTGTTCGGGGTAAACGCCCCGTCGTTGTTGTTTGACAATGCAAATATACAACCTTTGTTTTAATTACCAAAAGAATTTCTTTTTATTTTATGTTGATTTTATAAAAATTTCTGTTTTTGGTTCAAAAGATAGTTATTTTGGGCGAATTTTCGATTTAAGCCACTTTTTCGGGCGAAACGTGTAATTTATCCATCCGGGAAAGAAAAGCCCGCCACGGGGCTAAAAATGGGCAAAACGAAAAAAGCCGGGGGTAACCCGGCTAATCATTGAAAACAATCTTTATTTATATGGTCAAATGTAATTCGATACAAAGATAGTTATTTTTCGATTGTTATAACCTCAAACCCGGTAATTTTTGTATGTGGATTTTTTGAAACAATATCAAATTCACGGTTTTTTATCCGTTTTGTTTTCCATAAAAAACCTAACCAACGCTTATATTGCACAGTTTCCGTTATTAAAAGGCTATCCCGTGTTATAATTTTGCCCGAAAACGTATTATTTTTAATACATCCGTCAAAATCAACCCATTTGTCTGAATACTCAATACAACGTAATACAGTAGTAACCGTATCGCCGGGCAAATATACAATACTATCCCGGACGGTTGCCCGCAATTCGTTGATTGTTTCCATTTGGGTTGTTGTAACCCGTTCCAACTCCCGGTTCTTTGTCTGCAACGTCTTTATCAACTCCGCATCGCTCGCCCGGTATTTTTCAAACTCTGACAATTTCAGTTCCAAAACCCCAACTTTGGCGGCGTTCAAACTATCTTTCGTTTGGTACCGGGAAACTTCCTGCAATAACGTTTCCGTGTTGGTTCTGTATTTGTCCCTTTCCCCGGTCAACGTATTAATCCGGGAACGTTGCACCCATATAGTGACAACGGCGGAAACCGCCAAAGCAATTGCCGCTATTATTAAATATTTTTTCATAAGATACGTTTTATCGCTTCATAATGAATTTTTGCAATACGTTCACGCCCGGCGTCTGACAACATAAAACGGCAATCTTTTTCGGTATCCATGAAAAAGTTTTCAGATAATACCGCCGGGCAAACCGTATGTTTCAGAATGTAAAATTGGTTTTCTTTGTCCGGGTCGCCGTCGGTATGGTCAAAGCGCATTTTCCAACCATCCGGGGCAAACTCTTTTTCCGCCTCATTACAAAGTACGGTTGCGATTGCATCCGCTTTCGTTTGTCCTACGCTGGTATAACATTCCCACCCGGTGCCGCCTCCGGCGTTCCCGTGAACGCTAAACAAAACGGCGTTGTTGCCGCAATCTGCATGGATAACGTTTGCACGTCGGCAACGTTCCGGTAATGATACGTCGTTGTCCTCCGGTACCAAAATTTCAAACTTTATTCCCTCCGCTTTCAACATCGCCGCAATACGGCGTACAATATCACGGTTAAACTCCCATTCTAACAATTGGGAACCGTCGCCCCAAACCGGGGAACGCTTCCCGGCTGTATTATTGCCGTGTCCGGCATCTAATATAATTATCTTTTCCATTTTTATTTTGTTTTATGGGGCTTTCGCCCCGGTTATTATTCATAAAATTCTGTTGCCCCCTTTTCTAACTCATCCGGTATAAACGGCATACCTACCATTTCTTTGAAGTTTACAATAACCTCAAACAAAGGTTTTCCGTCTGTTCCGCTTTGCAGATAAAAGCCATCATCAATATTTGAATTAGCCAAAAATCTAACTGACTCGCCATGCTGAATTGGGAATGATATACTTTTAGACTGAATGTTCTTGGCAATCTTTCTGTTTGCTTCAATGGTTGTTGAATATCGGCTGTTTGGAACTTCCGTTAATGAACCATCCGGCGCAACCTTTACAGCCCAAAAATTTGCCTCATTCATTGTGCTTGTTTCGTTGTATGCCTGCCCGGAATACTGAATTGTTATAATTCCGTCCGCCTCTGCCAATAAATCTCCTTGAACTTTGTTAGGGTCTGACGCTCCGGGGTCTGCCCATGCGTTATTATTGCTAACCAAAGCCAAACCCTTTTTAATGCCCAAAGGTATATTTCCTGCGGTCTTGTTGTACGTATATCGGTAACTTGCATCGCCTGCCGGGGTCATAACAACAAATTTTGCATAGTCTTTCTGATATTCCAAATATTTTTCCGAAATATGCGAACTATCTGTTACTACCATTCGATTAAACCACGGGGTTATATCCCCCTCAAAATCATTCAGTACCATATCGGTTGGCGTTTGTGATTCAGTAGGATATATAATAACCGCAAATTCTACTGCATCAGCCGGAACAACAAAAGTTTTGGTTGCCTCGTGGATTCCGCTTACTACATCTTCCGAAATAAACAATCTGTCTGCAATGCTCCATCCTGCATTAAATTGCGGTTGGTCATTGTTAATACTAAGTAATTCCGGGGACGGTGCGACCGCTTCCGTTCCGGTGTACTTCATCAAAGCAACAACAAAAGAGTTTTGTTTATCCGTAATCTTAACCGTTGCTTTATAATTTTTCCCCTTAAGTACATGGGTATCAAATCGGCTGTACTTCTTAAACAAAGAAAATACGGGTAAATCCTTTCCGTTATCTTTTACAACCAACTGATTGTTTGAAATACTTACTTTTGCGGCTGTTTTAACAGACAAATATGTATTATCGCCGAAATACATTACATCATTATTGACGTCAATTTCCGGTTCGTCAAAAACCAAAGCCCTTGAAAGGTTCAAAGAGTTGTAACCGTAATATTTATTATTCATTTTGATTTGATACCCGGTAAACGCCATAAATGCTAACAATGCCTTTCCGACTCCATAGTCTTTGCCTACTGACTGAATCAACACACATGAATTTGCCCCAATAGACAATAATTCTTCATTCGGGAAATTGGTTTCTATACGCAAATGAACATCAGTAAATGCCTTTGCTTGACACTCTCCCAAATACAATTCTTTGCGTTGTTTGTCGCCTGCTTTATAGTCAATCTGAACCGCCATAGGGTCGCCGTTTACATCTAATAACGTTTGGTCGTTATCGTCAGCAAATTCAAGTCTAACCCAACCGTCATGCGTAATTCTGTTATCCCCATATTGCGTTGGCTCAATATACAAGCCAATTAAAAAGGTTGTTCCTCCGGAAATATTTGGGTCGTCCTGCGGGGCAATGTCTTGTATAACGAAAGATTTCTTTTTCATATCTTGATATACTGACATACCGCCCTTAACTTTCAAATCAGAAAACCACAAACGGGATTTTGCATACTTAGAATTTACCAATTCATCATTACCTAACATTGCCAATATTCCCTCTGCATCTTTTCCCGGAACAACGGATAAATCAGCCTTGAAAATCGGGTCTCCATCGGGTGTTTGTCCGTTTCCCATTTGCGAAATACGAACCGTTCCATCCATACTTCCGACCTCTGTTGCTTTAAATGATTTTTTTGCTATTTTATCATTAAACAAAAATGGAACATTTCCCAAATTTACATTTGCTTCGTCTGTATCACTATCGTATTCAATAAAGAAAGGTTTTTTAAATCGTAAATTCTTTGTCTGCAACACAATATTCCCCTGCTCATCGCTTGTTGTTAGGCTGCTATCAATAGTTTTATACCACGGAATAAAATCCCACGTATTTTCATTCTGAATAGGCAAAAAAATACCTGCAATCCCATTGCTTGTAACGGTTATTGGTGTATTTGCCCCATCAATACTTTCTCCGGCTGACGGGCTAATTATTGCCTTGTAATTGGCTGCCCCCGGTTCTTGTATAAGTTCCAAAATGATAATTCGGTTATCCGATACGGGCGGCAATGTCTGTTGAATTGTTTGGTTGTTGCTCATCTGATAAACCAACAACAAAGTTGTACTTTTGTTGTACGGGTCTGTATTCAGATTTACCCCCTTTTGTACCTCTTGGCGGTTGGCATAGAATAACGCCTTAATCTGCTCGTTTGTCTTTCCTGCTGTTGCCGGGTGCGCTGTTTTAGACAATGCAATAAAAGCCGCATTTTGCTTAATCATACGGTCAAACTCTGTTGGGCTTATTGGGTTCTTTGCGTCTGCCAATCCTGCCGCCAAACCTTTTTCTTTGAGTTTTGCCAAATCTACGTCCGCTAAATCATTCTGAGCAAAATTACCGTCCTTTGCTTTTTTCTCAAAGTCTTTTGCATCAACATTTGAAAGGTTTTTGCTTGCCCCGCCCAATGCCGCCAGCGTTGCGGCAAACGCCGGGGTTTTTACATACTTATCCAAATAATCTTTAATCCATTGTTCGTCCGCTCCTGCCGGAACCCACGGAATTTGTGCTGCATCATTAATTTCTATTGGCAAATATACATCAACCCACATTGCGCCCTGCCTATCTGAAAGGAATGTACCTTTCTGAACCACTTCAACGCCCAATTTCTGTTGGTTCTCTGAAATGTATGTTCCGGTTATTGCTTTTGCATCGCCCAAAAAAGTTTGCGTATAAACCTGCATTTGCCCCAAACCCAAAAGCGGAACGATATTAAACAACAACATATCGTTCTGAATCTTACAATTGGTGCAAACCCCTTTGTTTACCTCAAATTCAAACGGCTTACCGCTTCCGGTAAAAATCGAACCTTTGACGTGTACGGAATCCGCCTTAATTGGGGCGTTGTTTTTGTCCCGGAACATCATCATTAAAATTTGGCTGCTGCCCGCTGATAATTGTTTCATTCCTGCCATAATAATAAAATTTTGTGGTGCGGATTGCTCCGCACCGGGTTAAACATATTACTTTGTTTATCCATTTTTTTTCTTTTTATTGTTTTTGTCGGGGTCGTCCCCAAATTCTTTTTCCAATCTGTCAATTATCGGTTGCAAATGCGACGGTAAAGCCCTTGTAAACTCCAAACGGATAACATGGTAAATAATACGCAATGCCAATTCCCGGGGGTACGCAATAATCAGATTCCGGAACGCATTTTGTAAATACACGTATATAAAAACATACGTCAGCGTTTTAACAACTACAATCGCCTCTTTGTCGTCGCCGCAATTCTTCATAATTATAAAAATTGATTCCACAATAAATAGAAACAATAGCAATTCGCACAATGCGTTTTTAAACTTTCGGAACGAAAAGTTTTTGCACCGCACAATCGCCACGCCGTCCGCCCTCATTCCCGCCCAAATATTGAACGCAAACATTACTACTAAAGCATAAACAAAACCTTTTGTTGGGGTTAAATACCCAAATAACGGACTAACCGTTGAAATGGCAATTATACGCCATTGTTCCAAATTAATAATTCTTCCCATATTTTTTAATTTACAAAATTCGGTATATTAGATATATTATTACAACATAGTAATAATGGAAAATCAGTAAAAGCACGAACTGAAAGAACCTTACCCCCATTTTCGTTTGGGTGTAATTCGTCATCGGACAAAAGCCCCGGTTTCCATTTATTACTTTCAAATGAAAGTTGAACAGCATCTGCAAAATCAATAATTTGATAACCATCATCTATTGCAAGTTGTCTAACATATCTATTTTTATATGTGTTCAGATAACCGGATTTTACAACATTTGGTATTGTACACAAAATTAATTCTATATTTTTTTGGTTACATATATCTATAAGTTCATCTAATGCCGTTTTCCAATTTGAATTGTAAGTTGTACTACTATCTGCATCATTCATACCCATAGCCCATATTATATATTTGGGCGTAAAATATTTTAAATGAGTTTTCAGTACATTTAATTGCGTAATACTTCCGGCTCCTCCTTTAGAATCTATTAGGAAATTGTCAAATCCTATTTTGTATATATTATAAGTCCATCCCCAATTTGACCACGTTCCATAACTATCTTGAATTATCCATATATTTTTTTTGTAATCTGAATTTACTTGTGAAAATGACAATAACGTTCCCGTTGTTCCTTCTGACTCAAAAAAGGCGGAATCATATCCCGGATTATGTATTTCTTTTTCTAACTTATAATTCCCGTTATCAGAATATAGAAATACAGTTGAATACCCTCCAACATTTCTTATTTCAAACCCTAAAAAAGTTTGTATTGTCAATCCATGAGGATATAACGTTTCATCGCTTCCGTATCTACTCCTTGTTAATTTTACATTTACATTATCAACTTCAATGATATATCCTTGTTTGCTTTCATCCTTACCAAATCTTACTTTACTAAAAGAAGTAAGATTTATATATCCACATATAGAATAATTTTTTCTTATATTATTGTATTCTAATTTTACATTTTTCCCATCAGTTATATTTTCGTTTTTTACGTTCATATAACCTACATTATTATTTAGCAAATTTATTGCATCTTTATTTTTCTGAATTTCATTTTCTAAGTTTTCCGAATTGATTTGTAAATCAATAATATCTTTCGATATTCCGGATTGCGCTTTATTTTTTATATAAAGTACATATTCTCCCTTTGTTGCTGCATTCTGATTTGTATATATATATCCGTCATTTTCAACTATAATACGATACATTTGCTTTTGAGTTGTTCCTTTTACTTCACTTATTTGCGTAACTTTTCTATTTGAATCAGTTAAAGCCCACGGCGTAATATTAGTATTATTAACAGAATACAATTCTATAATTTGACCTTTTAAAACACTTTCTACACGTCCGGAATAACCGGAAATCTCTAATGGATTTTCAGACAAAGTACTTCCTATTTGAACATTTAAAGCATAATATGAATTGTCAGGAAGTTCATTTCCTTTTACTTCTTTTACTATTTCGTCGGCACCTATTTTTTTATTTATTTTATCAACTTCAAATTTAAGAGTTTCAATGTCTGGTCCTATTTGTGGTAATTTAGATGAATCAATATATACTAATGTTGATATTCTATCATACATTTTCAAACTAACAAATCCATCTTCTGCAACATCTGTTGCTAAAACATAAGGTTTTATTTTATATGGAACATCTTCAAATGTTAGAACATATATTCCTGCACCAGTTATATTTTGCTTCAGAATTTTTTGTGCTTCATCTCCATTAATATAATAAGAAAACCTTATATCAGTATTAGAAATATTCCATTCTTCAATAATCAATAATACTTTATTTCCCCAATCTTTAAATAAATATCCGTCAGTTAAATAAAAGGCTCCACTTCCTCCGGTTTCTACATCCTTATTTACACTTGAGTATGAAGTCTTATTTTCATTTGCTATATTTGTATTATTCTTTTGCCATGTTCCATTTTTATTTGTGAATATTACTATTTCATCCGTCAATCTAACTCCGCCAAAGTTTACATATAGCCCATTTTTGGACGCTATATAAAATAAATTTTGGTCGGGCGTACCGGGGTTTGTTTCCGGTGTTGCAATTCCTGCAAATGTTGCATTTTCTCCAACCGTTGAAATAATAGTCAATAATGTATTTTGCATTATTGCCCCGGTAATTTCTTGGTTTCCGTTTGTCTTAATAACGTCGGAAACCGCTTGTTTTAACTGCTTATAATTTCCCATAATCTAATAATTTAATTGTTGTTGAAATCATTATTAAAATCTCCGTTGAAATCTCCATTATTTTTAACAATATAGCCACGTCCTATTTTCTTAACGACGGTATTTGTTTTAAACTCAATTTCCACGCTCGCCAAATCCCCCTGCGTTTGCCATTTTGGGGTAATTAAAAACGTGTCGCAATCGTATTCCCTGCCGTATTTATCCGTTATATGAATGTAATCAGCCATACGGATAAAACGCATAACGTCGCAAAGGAACTCCGGTGCCAATA